CTCTACGCCGTCAATTTTGGCTTTAATTTGACCGACAGATTTTAATCGTAACCTAACAGATGCATGAAACGGGATTGCTTTACCGCCTGAAGTTGTATATGGATCGCCGAAAGCCACTCCTAATCTTGTACGTAATTGATTTGTAAATATCAAACAAATTTTCTCACGTCCAATCATATTTGTAATTTTACGCATACCTTTTGATAAAATAATTGCTTTGGAAGTTGCATAACCATCTTTATCAAATTCCTTTGCCATTTCTATCTTTGTAGATGCGCCCATAACTGAATCGACTACTATTGTAACCAAACGATCTTTATTTGATTTTCGTACAGATTCGACTATGCTTTCAATTGCTTCAAATATATCCTCAACGGTATCCAGAGGAACATATAACATTTTTTCCAGGTCTAATCCAATTGCTTGCAAAAATTCTCTACTAACTGCATTTTCAGTATCAATATACACTGCCATACCACCATTGCGTTGAGTATTGGCTAATGCATGAGCTGCTAATAAAGATTTACCTGAAGCTTCTAACCCTGTTATTTCGGTTATTCTTCCTACAGGAAATCCTCCATTAGGTCGATTAGAAATTGCCAAATCAAGCATAGAACAACCGGAACTAACCCATTCTGTTACATTAGTTGGTGCATCGTCATCACCTTGCAAAAAGAAAGCAGTTTTATAGTTTTGACCTTTAAACTGTTTGTTGATACTATCTGCTAAAGTTGATGCCAACGAATCTTCCAGTTCGTCCTTTGATTTTGACGTTTTCTTAGCCATAATGCAACCCTAAATTAATTGTTGAATAAATCGTTAAATGCGTCTGACACATTGGTATGAGTTTCAGCAGCTGGTGTTTCATTTGAAGTAGTAGCTGTCGCAGTTTTTGTTGTTGCAGTGTTTGTGTTTTGATTAACATCTGCATCAGCATCTTCTGGATTCATCCACTCTTCCAATGCTTTTTCCAACTCATCATACGTTGGCTCAGGGAAGATATCAGTAATCTTGTTTTGATTCATAATCTTTTCAGCAATTGCTTTATCTTCTGTTGCTGGTGATGTGTTAGGCTTAACACGAATTGATGTTTTAGGATAAGCTCCTGGTGCTTCTGCTGGCGTAAACTCTACATCAATGTCACGACCATTCATTAAATCAGTAATATCACCGTAATCTGGATCTGAAATGATTGAAAGAAGTTCTGTGTAAATAGTTTTACCAAAGCCCCAAAATTTAACTCCTTCGGCTTCTTTGCCGCGAACAATAACCGGTACATATGTACGCATCTTTGGCTCAATTTTTCTACCCATTACCCACTCATCTTTATCGCCAGTGCTTTTTAGCTTGTCAGCAAATTCCACAATTGGATCTGCATTTCCGAAGGTAATTGGAGAAAGCATACTTCGCTTTCCAATGTCATAATGGAAATACATTTCTAAGAATGGGTTTTCTTTGCGATGAACATATGGTACGATACGTACTCGAGTCTTGCCAGGTTCTGGCTTCCAAAGGTTTTGTTTTCTGTCGTCGGTTTTGTTTAACTGGTTAAGTTTGTTTTTAATTGCACTTAAATCTAATGCCATTGTTACTCCTGTTTAAATTATTAATTTATGTTATTTATTAATTATATAGTAAATAATTAATGCGTTAAGTCCAAGTAATTGTTTAATTTTTTTTTAATTTATTTTTTACAATTTTACCCCAGGAAGGGAATATCTTATTTGAGCTATTACTTCTTCTGTGGAAATATTTTCAAAGGAGAAATAATTAATTAAATTAACTAATGCCGGAATTGGGAGGGTTATCATTGGAGTTTTAGATGGGAATTGTTGATAAATTTCTTCCCTAATTATTTTTTTCTTGAGGAAACGACCTCGGTGTAGTTTATCAGCAGCTGTGATAGCTCTGTTACGATACGTGTTTAACCACTTATAATTGTCTTGCATATATTTCCATTCGCGGCCGTCTGCTCTATCTTGTTTTATTTCTTGTTCTTTTTCAGATGCTGACGCAGTATTATACCAATATGAATGTAATAATTTTCTGGCAGGTGCTGTTAATGGCTTAGCAGAAAATTCATATCCTTCTGGCGGCTTATTATAATAGTTACTTACATTATCATGTGTTATAATATCCGTTGTGGCAGAAGGGTTTTCAGACGCGTCTGGATATCCGTTATTATTAGAATCACCATCGACTTGTTCTGATAATTTCCATCTAGGATCTCGAAGAACGTTTGCTTCAATTTCATTATTAGTAAATTCACCTGTTTCACGATATGCATCTAATTGTTTTTCAGCTAGATCTGGGTCATCAGTATATGTTAATATAATATCTAAAATATCATCATCTGACATTGAAACAGATTGTGCATTAGCAGCAGGTTCCCATACTTGTATAACCGGATCTCCTCCATTTGTACGACCTGATATAACAATATTCCCAGAACCATATTTATCTTCTAATTTTTTAATTGTATCTGCAGAAGAATTAAAACGTATAAATTCTCCATCTATGTTGTTTGTTTGTTTCCACTTACCGGCTGTGTCAGGAAATTTTGGATTATTATACATATATGTTAAAACTTCGATACGATCGGCAGGTTTTAATCCAATCATATATGGCTGTAAATTTTCTGTCAATAATGTTTTTAGTCGTATCATATGTTTACCTAGTTTAGTTATTATATTCCTAACATTCTATTATGAACGATCTCAGCAAGTTCTTCTTCTGTCATTTCTAATTCAGCTGGCATTTCGTCGGAGGTTTGAAAGTTGTTCATATCAACATCATCAATTGACCCCATTTCAAATGAAAAATCAATTTCAATATTCGGACCACCAGTAGGATTTTCAAAAATAGCTTCACCGTCAAATTTAATATCTGAAACTATACGATCAATATCGATTACTTCATCTGGAGTCCCGGCATATACACCATATACTTTACTATCTTCAATTTGTTGTTCAATGTCACCTCGTAACATATCAATGAACTGATCGTCTAATTCTTCATCGTAATATACAGTCGACGATGTTCGTCTCCAATCAATTTCAACCGATTTTACTTTTATAACGATGTTACGATTTAGCGAATTGTTTAGATCATCTCGTTCACGTAGGTTTTTAGTTCCAAAGCGACGCATATTTTCAGCTAAAATGTTCCGTTTCATTGTTTTATTATCCTAATTTATATATAATAAATATATCAATTCCAAGAAAATCTCTTGAAAAACTGTAACTCGACTATTCGGTACCCATCATTAGAATCTGTTAGTATAAATGAGTTTTGATATCGCATCCAATCAAGTTGATATGTTTTATCTAATATCCCGTTATTTATTCTTTTTATTACTTCATTGATAGCGTTAACAGTGTATAAAGTATTAGTTTCTTTTTTGCGATGTATGCTTATGGTATTAGATGCTCGTTTTGAAGAATTAATTACATTGTATGTGCAAAACAAAGAATCGGTATCTTCTGCATTTGAAAACACAAATATACGGTGTTCTGGGATTTCATAGTTTAATTGTATGTAATCTATTATAATGTTTAAATCTAATTTATGTGCGAAGGTGCAAAGTAGTTGAGTTTTCAATTTTAATCCTGTGTTAGAATTTTTTTGGTTCAATGAAAATTAAAAAACGAACTGATACATTGTTACCGATGCGAAATTGTTTTTCATATTCACCAGTTTCTCCAGATGTTATAACAGACGCAATTTGTTCGTCAAAATTTAATGTCTGTAATCCGTCTTTAATTTGTTTTTTCAATAGTTCAGACGTGCCGGATTTTTCAATTTCACTGTAAATTTCGTTACCTAATGATAATTTCCGAAGTAACTGAGATGAAACTACATACACTTTAAAATTATCGAAGTTATAGCCACTTCCGTCTCGTATCACAAACAAATAATATTTAGTAGGATCATTTGAAAAGAATGTGGTTTGTAACTGAATAGAAACTGATGATTTTTGTGTGGATTTTACTTCGAATGTGCTAGTGGCAGATACGCCATCTTGACCCGGTAAGTCAACATGATCAATCTTTTCGCCGGTGATTTGTGTTATATACTCAAATAAAACAGCTTCTATAGCAGTTCCTGCATTTCTATAAGATTTAATATCAACACCAAAATGTTCATTATCAATAATATCAGTAACATTAAATATCCCAGTCATTCCTGATAATTTAGTTATCCAAGTCTGTGGATAATGTTTAGCAGTATAATTTGCAAAGGATTCTAGTTGTTGTTGTTTGGTTTGAGTTTTTATATTATCTAGCAGATCTGCTATATCATCTTGAATAGAGTTTGGGTTTATATTATGTAATGGTGTACTATCGGAATCAGCTTGTTCTGTTATGCCTTGTGCTCGTGTAACTATTTGATCTGCAGCTGTTACGGATAAGTCTGTCATTTCTAGAATAACATCTCGTAACACTTCATAATCTTGTTTATTTTTTGGATAACCAGATTCTAATCGATATCGCCATTCAGTAAGTATTGAATCTATCATAATTATAGTTCTTGCATTTTACTATAAATATTACCAACACTACATTTAACGGGTAAATTGCCAGATTCTAACAAGCTGCGGACCTCAGGAATGATCTTCTTAGCTTCTGCGGGGTCAATATCAAATAATACTGAATCATATGTATACAACACAATGCAAGAATTATATTCAGTTAAATATTCTAAAACCTGATTCAATTTTCTCACAGATACTTCAGTTTCCAATGACTGTAAATAATAATTAAACAATTTGTTTTTTGTCATATCCGGGAACTGTTCCTTGGATAAAATTCGTTGGTCGATAGCAGTTTTTATGTAACCTTGGCGTTTCCATTGAGTCCACAGCTTGATGATAAAGTCATTAACCTGTGCAAAAAATGGAACTGATAAAAATTCTCGGTCAATACCTCCATATAATAATCGGAATGTTATCTGCTTGCTCTGTTCATATTCAGCATCAGTTAAATCATTGCGGCTAAAATAAAATCTACCAAAATATTCATGCACACTTCCTGCGGGTAATTCATACCCGATTAATCTGGCAATCAGCCTGACGTGATAAGCATCAAAATCCATCTCTACCAATGCACCAGATTCAAATCTGCTTATGAAGGCATCTCTTGTTCCATCTTCTTTGTTCATTGCCGCAAAATTGAATCCTCGGAATGCGTTGCTGGGTCTACCTGTTGATGTATGATAGTGATAGTTAGTAAAAACCCGATCGTCATTAACGATTAATTGATTTTTAAATCGAGATGAAACTTGCAAACCGTTGGATTCAATTGCAGCAAATACTTTTGGATATAATGAATTAAATGTTTGATATGATTCTGATAGCTTTGCATTTTCAATCATGGGCCAGGCATACTTTCTTATTTTTTGACACATAGCCAAATGTTGCATGATTGGTATGATGCTGTTTACATGTTGCAGATTTTGGTGCCGTCTGTGATAAAAATGATGTGCTGGTTGCCAATAATGTGATTCATCATACGATTCACTGTATGTATACCACCACAAAGTCTTAACATCGCGCGTAGTGTTTTTTCCGCCCAACTGCAGCCAGATCTTTTTGTCGTGGATAAATATATCATCAAGATCTAGAAAGCGTTGTACGTGTGAGGTAAAGCCCCTTATTTGTTCGGTATGATTGATAGGCACGATGCGTTCTACGCCTTGGTCTGTATAAATGTATATACAGCATATTTTATTCTGAGATACATGTTGCTGATGATCTGTTAATACTGGAACTACCAAGCATTTCTGATCTTGAACATATTCGAATAAAGATTCAAGTTCTTCTACACTATCAATTATCATACATAAGTATAATAATAATTTTTAGTTAAGAATCCAAGCCGTTTATGTCTCGAGGAATCACAATGCTTGTGTCAGCATAAAATTGTAATAGGTCTGGTAATTTAGTTTGAATATTTGTTATTTTAGACTTAACAGAAATAATTTCACTGTTATTGAATCTTATAACGTCAGACACATTGCCAGTTATCTGCCATTTCATGGAAACGCCTACATATAAATTGTTATCTATTTTATCCGTTTGCCAATGTTTATATGTTGATTCATTTACTTCAATTATTTCCGTGCTATTAATTTTTTTTAAAAAATATCTAGTTATAAATCTGTTTTTAATATCTGTAGCATTAATCTTAACAAAATATTCAGTTGGACTGTTTTTATTTACGGATAATTGTGTTAATTTTTTATATTCCTGTTTTAATTGCGATGTCGTTTCATATGGAGTTAGTGGTTTAGATTTGTTCGAATCCCATTGTGGCTCCGTATACACTTCTCCCGTAGTATATCGGTGGTATAAACCTATGTATTCAACATTACCCGGTAAAGCCCACTCTCCTCCGCGAGTATACAAGTTATTGGTTGTCTCTGATACTGAATAATATAATTTTTTACGCATTACAATCTAACCCGTGCTAATAATTTTAATTTAGTACTCCAATCCCCTTGTTCTGATACATCATGAGTAATATTAATAACCATGAACACAAACGTATCTCTGTATTTTCTAGGTATCCCGCTTAAATTTAAAACATCGCCATACTTGAATCCGTTTATTCCGTCCATTGTTATTTCAGCTTCCATCGGAAATGCTGGTGCGGTTGCTTTGATTGATTCTTCAATATCTTCTGTGTAATAAGTTACATACTTTGCAACAGCTTCTCGCAATTCCGGAACAGCTGTAGTTCTGTTTGGTTTTGCGGCATATGTATATTTCGATTTTTCTAGACTTGCTACTGCCTGCCGATGTTCTTCGGCGTGTTTTTGCTTTATTTCTTCTTTTACTTCGGGGGTTGCAAAGACATATGGACTGTACATTCCTACTTGTTGAGTGGTTGTTATACCAGAAGATAAGCCATATATCATGGATTTTACTGATTCAGGAACACGAGTTGTTAGTGTCATGCTTCGTACTGCAGTAATGCCGGCTTCTGACATATAAGTAGGAATTTCAAATTCTTGTGCGATCTCGCGAGAAGGATCTTTAAAATTAGTGTCATAAAACAACAATTTTTCTGCAATAGGATCTTGTATAAGTTTTAAATTATAAGCTCGACCAGTGTTCAATGAAATTTGCAAAGACACCGTGTTTAATATGTCTTTTACTGTGACTTCTTTGTTTTCAGCGACGCGTGATGCTAATAGATCTTTGATAATTGATATATTAACATATATTCTAGCCGGATATGCAACCTTTTGGTCATCGGTTGTTACATTGAATCCAGATGTAACCGGAATCACTTTGCTGTAAGCAACTATTTGTGTAACATTAGAATTAGTCTCCGAATTTTGTTCTGTTACATAATCAGTTGATGCTGGATATACATTGGTTTTAGTTTTACCTTTGCCTGGCCATAATAATACTTTTGTTGGGTCTGCAGATACTATTTTTTCATAATATATGCTTCGACAAATATCATCAGTGCATACGATTTCCGGGGTAGTTCCGTCTTCGATCTTTTTTAATAAGTATGTGTTGATATAATATACTAGCATTCCAACTGAAATGAAATATTCTGCAGATGTAGTTGAATTATTATTATTTACAGATCTAAACGTGCCGACAAGAATACTCTGATATTCCTTGTTATCAACAATTAGTTCCGTGTTGATTTCATTTCCATTTGTCTTTACCCCGGCATCTGTTAAACGTTTTGTGATATCTTGATATATAGTATCATAAAAACTTACAATGTTATTCGTTGTTCCCGGTTCAGCATCTTTCTCTGTGTTTTCTAGTTGATTTGACACTTCGGATACATATGCACTAACATTGATATATGTTCCGGTGGCTCCTAACATTTCTAGCGATAACTCTACAGAACCATTTTCTTTAAAAGAGAATGAAAATGTTGATATCTTTCCGTTGAATGTAACAGCATTCATTGCACGAATTTCATCATCTGTTAGATTTGGGTATACCGATTTTAGAGTTTCAAAACTAGTTAGTTCGTCGTCTACTAGTTTGTTTTCTTCGGACATTACAGCAGATTCCGGATGTTGTATCTTTAATCGTACTGCGCGGCCTGGAACACAGTATATCGATTCCATTTCATCTAAATCAGATCCTGGGTCTGGTATCGTGATTGATACTGTTGCTTTATTGATAAAACCTCGGGACTGATCGTTAATTGAAATGGAAACATTAGTTAAATATGGTCTTGTTCTGTGAACCGGTCTAGATAAAAATCCTGTTGGACCGTTGGGCATAAAAGAATCGCCTAAAACGGTTTCTCCACCTAATATGCTAGCCGGTATCGGAGTACTGTCTTTAGTTATGTTTGCAGATTCATATGCTACCAATTCAGCATTAGCAACTTGTTCGAGCATAAACCGCAAGTCTTTAGTTGTTCTAGATTTAGAACCAGCTTCTGCTCGTTTTATTATTTCTGTCTGTAAACTTTTGTTTACCTGCGAATAATATATATCACTCATCGTTTAATATTTAATTGTTCAATAACATCGTTAAAATTTCGTTTTGAAGGAATTCGTAACGTGGTACCTGGTTTTACTAATAAACTTCCTTTGGCTAAACCGTTTGCAGCTGCGATTACCGGCCAAGCAGTTGAATCATCATAAAACTGATATGCCAATGTGTCTAATCGTTCTGTAGTTGTTATTTGTATGTATACATCTTGTGCTGTTGTAGGCATTGATGGAAATATTGTTGTCGACAATTTTCGCTTTCTGGAATTGCTTTGTTTTTCTATTTTTGACGTTAAATATCGATTCATATATACTTCCTAATATTATGCTGGTTATTCTGCCGTTCCTTGAGTTACGGTACCTTCTCCTCTTGATTGCCGCTCTAATTGTTTTTTATTGAATATTTGTTCTCCAGTACTGAAATCACTCAACCAATTATCACTTCCTTGTTTCGGTTTACCAGAGCCAGATTCAAATTGTTTAGCTAAACTATACATTATTCCATTTTTCTGTGGAAGTGTATTTGTAACTAGTGTCATTGAAAGGGTTACACTGATTTTTTGTGGAGCTTGCATCATGGTTGAATCTTGTTCAATATTTATTTCCCATGGAGTATCTGAATCGGTTAAAGTGTATTGTAATGTTGATATAAACCCTGGTTGCTGCACAAAAATGTCCCCTATAGTTACTCGCATCCACGGACCTTTTATTGCAATGTTTGATTCTGAGTAATCCGGGGTTGTGTATGATGCAAGTGCATTTAGTTTTCTCCATATTGGTTTCATTTCATCTCGGGAAGTTGCATAAATATCAAATGCTACATTAATATCGCGAGAATATGAGTTATATGTGTAATTTGCATCTGCACGACCAAGCATTGCTTTCCCAGTCCAATTTGGGTTATGAGAATCTGTTAAACTAGTAAGGGAGGCACGGAATACAATGATATCATCCTCCACCTTGCTGCCTGGATTTAATTTAGGTCCAGTAAAATAGAATTTTATAAAATCTGTTGTTTGATCTAAATCATTTAATACGTCTAGATTTAAACCAAACGGCAATGTAGATGGTTTCCATTGATATGCATTTTTCAGCTTTCGTTTACTATACTCAACAACGTTGATCTTGTCTCCTCGAAATTCAGTTGCAAGTTCTATAGGATTTCTGGTAGTTCTCCAGTTTCCCGGTGTACCTTGCTTCCATTCAGTAGCTACATGAGATCTGGTGGTAAAGTCTAAACGATTAAGCATGGATCCTTCGCCATGATTACCCCATCCATACAATGTTTCTAGATTGAATAGTTGATACGCTCCTCCAGGCAATGCACTTGCTGCAGCATAAGCTCCGGCGATCACGGCACCTTTAATATTTCCACTGAGTAATGATCTTGCTGCAGCCGCGGTTCCATCTAATCGGATTCTAGCAATACCCGTTCCTTGTATGCTTCTGAAATCTCGATATTTAGCAAATGGGACTGTTGATGCATATTTACTAATCGAATCGAATGATGCCAAAGTGTATTGTTGTTTTTCGTTGACAACTCCTCCAAATACACTGCCAATTAAATTGTTAGTTATGTTGTCAGTAATTGGATTTCCTAGCATCGAAGCAGCTCCCACAGCCAAAGATTTTCCTAGATTGGCTAATCTGGTAGAGCCTGGGTTCTGTATGTTGGTATTAAGTTTAACAGTGTCAGATCGATAACCGTAACTAAATTTAGCTCCGCCATCTAGAGCATCGTTTAAAAAACTGGTAGTTGCGTCAGTGTTCCCGGTTGGATTGAATTCTGGTAATAGATTTATATCAGTATTTATCGTGTTGCTATATGATGTTCCTGATGTAGTTGGTTTTATTGGCATATCCGATCCCTGTTATCCATATAATTTATCTGTTTGTCTCATTTCAATCTTACGTATTAAGTCATCTAAACCAGCACCTTCAATTACCACTTGTATGTTAGGCATCGACGATACTGCTGAGGTATTTGTATTTGTATTTGGCGCTGCTATATTAGGACTTGCCATGATGGCATCTTGTGGAGGCAATTGGAATGCCCCAAATGCACCTGCTACGATTGTTCCCTGATTTGGACTAATATATAAATCATTTGCGGTCTTAGGAGCGGTGCCTCCTATATTACCTTCAATATAAACATTGTCCGCATTTAAATTTGCGGTACCGGTGACTATGTCGTATACCTCTCCTCCAGCTGCTGCTAGTGTTCCAAATCCTAGAAGAGTAGCAATGTTTTTGGTACCGATCTTCTCATCTATCAATTTGATTAGCTCATTAGACATTTGCAACGTTGTCGATTGAATATTGGTAGTTAACTGTTGTATATCTTCTATATGTTTTACTTGATCGCCAACCGCTTTGTTAATTGCTTCAGTATATGCTAAATTAGCTTTGTTACGTTGTTCTGCTTGTATGGTTAATACGCTTTCTGCGTCGGCTTGTTCCTCGGCTGTTGTTGATCTGGACAATTTATCTGCTGCATCGACTTGTTTATTATATTCGTCTGTAGCCATTCCTGACATCTCAGCATTCATTTGAAGATTTGAGTATATGTCAAGCAGTTTGCCTTCTTCGATGCCCAGTTGCTTTGCTAATGCCTGGCGCTGAAATATGTTATTAATTACGCCTTCGCCTTGGTCTTCTATAATTTCTGTTAACGCATCAGACATAGCGTTGAGATCTTGACTTACTGCAGCTTGACGAAACTTTTCGGAATTAATCTTTTTACCGCCCAATAATTGCAATTCTAATTCGCTAGATATAGATGATTCAATATCCAAGAATTTATTTGATGTTGTGACTAAGTCTTTGAATGATACTCCTAGTCTAGATGCCTTTGCGGCTGCTTTTCCTATAACTTCTGCACTTTTCCCGTATGCAATACTAATCTCAGGTCCAGCATCAGCAATTTGCTGTAATATGTCTGCATATACGCCTGTTCGGCCGGTGTTTTTTGCAATGCTAGCAGCAACCGATGCCAACTCATCATTAAATTTGCCTATGTCGCCAGAAGCCTTGCCTTGCACAACACTGTATTTTGTTAATGCAATCGATTGTTCTTCGGTTAATCCTAATACATCACGATACCGATTATATTGTTCTAATAAAACTTTGTTGCTACCCTTACCTTCTCCGATAACTTTAGAATAGCCTTTCACTACTTTATCTAGTTCAGTTGAATAAGTTCGTAGCTTAGCTGAATTGATACCTAATTGAACAGCGGTGTTGTCTAGAATCCCCCCTAACTCTGCAGCTGCTCGCACATTTAAATTTAAACTGCGTTGTAAAACTTCATTTCTTTGTGCTAATATCGTAACTTTATCAGTTACTCCTTCAACCATTTCTTGTAGTTTGGAAAATGCATTTTCTCTGACCATGTCAGCTACGCCAGAACCTAATTTATTAATTTCATTAAGAATATTATCAAACGATGGTGGCGTTTGTCCTAATCTAGGTCGTTGTTTTAACTGTGCAATATGGTTTGGAAGATTTGAATGCATTACCGACAATCTTTATTAATAAATATCTAACGTTTGTTTTTTATATCCGGTCCGCGGACAATTTTATCCGTATTAGTTTTGTTTTGAGTGTTTGTACTTGGATTCATTTTTTTATATAAAACTTCATTCATTTTTTTAATAAAGAATTTTCTTGTTGGAACTGGTAATTCATAAACAGTGTTCCAGTCCCATCTACCTTCTCCCCACCAAACCAAATCCCACATAGTATTCTGAATTGTTATGCGATCTTCGGGACTAAAACCAAAAAAGGTCTGCTCCAAGCGGAAACCCGGCGCGGAAGGTCTCCTTTTTACCTTCCTCAGTTTCATATTCAAATTCATATGAAAGATCTAAACCAGGTGTGTTATCTACTATATAGATTTGAAACTGTCTAGAATCTTGAGCTAAGAAATTATAACGAATATATTCTGATATAGCATTTGGTGATCGATCGTCATTAACTTGCATGATTACAGAATTTAAAAAATCAGATGTTTTTTCAGTTTTATCGCCAGCTGTTGGGAACTTAAATTTTATACAATCGCCAGATGATGTTGTATAATCAAATTCTCCGTTTTCGTCACTATCAATATTTAATGGCTTAATGTTTAATTGAGATAAGTCGACATCTTGTTCGATATGTTTGCCATTTGGTGCCTTCACTCGTACGGGATATTCTTTACCATAACTCAAAATACGGGCTGATATAACTAAACCGTTTTTATCGATAACTGAAATATCATTCATATCTACGTCGGTTACAATCAATGACTCTAACAACATATCCAAAGCAATACCTTTATCTATATACGATTTTGTTGTTAATATGTCTTCATCATAAGCAGTCATGTATCTCATTTCGATAGTTCCACTTCGTAGTGGATGTCCTTCTGGATACACTTTACCTTGCGAAATTAAATCGATTACTTCGGTTGGTATTCGTTTTACTTGTTTTTGTTCGTATTGCTGTTTTGCTACGTTAATCAGTTCCTGATCAGATAACTTGGTTGTCATTTTTGTCATGATATTTCCTTTATATAACCTTTATTATAAATATAATGTACAGTAAAAAGTGGGGCGATAAACCCCACTTCATGTTAATATAAATATGTTTGTTATCCTGCTTGATTTACATCTGCACTAAAATCTAATACTGCGAAATCATATGCCAATGTTAAACTAATTTCTACTGCTCCTTCTGTGCCCCAATCCATATCACCGAAACTAGCATCTTTTATATACGCGCCTTTTAATTGCCAATATTCAACTTTTTCACCGGTGCCGGATAAACTATAAAAATCAATGTCTTTTTTATAATCGGTTGAATATCCATTACGACCTGTTAATGATTCGTGGTGTAGTCGTACCCATGTCATTGTTGCTTCAGCACCCGATGGAACAATTGGATCATACAATGTTATAGTTATATCATTCCAAGTCGACTTTCCTTTAAGTTTTCTGTCAACGTTTATATGATTTAAAACAACCGATCCGTTAGTCATGGAAGGCCGGCCGGCTGTTTTTATAAGATATGCTGGTATATCAGCAATGTACATGATAAATCGATTAGTATATTTTGGTTCCCATCCAAACGCGTTATCATATAAATCATTTAAACTGATTGCAGGTAATGTTGGTGTAAGTGCCATGAGTTATATCCTTATTCTTTTTATATAAATATCCGTTACAGTAAAAAAGGTAGAACCGAAATCCTACCTTTTTCAACTTATTTGAAATTTAATATTCTATACCGGGAAAGATGCTCCGGTTGGTTGAATATTAAAATCAAGAATAATAAACTCTGCTGTACGAGTTGGTTGCAAGAAGATTTGACCGTATAATATGTTCTGATCAATTAAGTCAGGTGTATTATTTGTCGAATCCATCACAACACGGAATGCATATAATCCTTGTCGTTGTTTTACTTGATCTAGATAAGGATTAACAATGTTTAAGAATTTATTTCTTGTCGCATCTGTATTTTGTTCAAATACTAAATATCGAGTCGATGAAGCAATAAACTTCTTAACCGTAATTAGCAATCGTCTAACATTCACACGATCCAATGCACTTGGTCTTGCTTGAAGTGTTTTCTGACCCCAAACTGCAATACCTAAATTAGGGAAGTTCGCAATAGGGTTGATTCTAGCTTCGTACAAGTCTCCTTTTTGTTTTGGAGATAAAGTTACATATGTATCTGTAACTGATGTTAGACCTCCTCTATTCAAGCCTGCCGGGGCATACCATGGTGCTGCAACGCTGTCGTTGAAAGCAATTACACCTGGCATCACAACTGATGGTGGAACCCATGTTGGTTTTCCGTTTCTAGGATCATTTATCTTAACCCAAGGGAAATATGTTGCAGTGTAACTTGTGTCTAAACCATTAACCGTTGTGATAGCAGTTGCAACTGAATCAGTGATTGCATTTGAATCCATGATATAGAATGTGTCTTGACGATCTTCAGCCAATTGACGCGCTGCTGTGGTTACCGCAGAATGTTTTGAATGAATAATACCTGGAGTTAACAACATGTTCATATCATAGTAATCAGTGTTACTAAGCAATGCGAATGCTTTTTTATAAGCAACCGTACCAGTAGTTGTTGAATCAGTGCAATCGAATCCAAATGTGTTAGATTCTTTTATATTAGTTCCAGAAAACTTAGGTAAATTAGGACGAGCTCCATCAAAACCACCTTGTGCCGGAACAATGAATTTACGAGTAGCTAAAGCAACATTTGTAGTCATTGTGCCTGCATTTAATGCCGCTGTCAAAGAACCACTATATGCAGAAGTTGTGTTAGGGAATCCTGCTGCTGCATCTTGTGATACATCTCCTAAGTAGAAATCAGCGTTGCTAGCCGTTGTAGAACCAGATGTTGGAATTGGTGCCAAATAGCTCATATTCGCTGCATCAGTAAAATCAAATCCATGGAAGTAATTGCTATTGAATGAACCGCCTACTGTTTGTGATGTTACATATGTAGCTGCTTCGATATTAGCCGATCCGGATGGATTAGGAATTGGTGATGTTAATGCACGGAATCCAAATGGTACCAATGTAGGATCAACGATCTTGTTTGCAACTGAATCAGTTACTTGTACTCTGATGTAATTTGAATTGTTTGCATAATCTCCGTTAAGCACAATGTTTCCATTAGCATCAAGTGATTGATAACGGTCACCAATTACTCGACCAATATATCTTGGTGAATCTGGATCTAAGTTAATGTTTTGGAATGTTTCTACAATTTCCGGTGCTGTGTCTGTGTCATCTGAATTATACACAGATTTGATGTTTGGTGGAACTAGATTTGTGTTTACTCGTCTAACTTCCACAGTAAATGTACCATATCCGTTTGGATCTGCTACTTCAGAAGCCAATTTAATATCACGAATACCAACTTTTGTTTCATAGTTAACTGCGGTACCATGTGATAGTGTGTGGAAACGGAACAAGTTAACTGCCGTTGCACCTATCTTCTGTGAAGTGATATATGGTGTTGCTGCAGTTTGATAATCTTGCAAAAATGCATAATTAGGAAGAACTGCCAATTTAACCGTTACATCACCGAGATTATTAAATAGTGATGTAGCTCCTGTATTTTCATATTGAACATATACTGGATAATCTGTTGATTTAGCAGAACGTCCAAATAGCTTAGTTACATAGTCATTATCACCGGAACTAATTGATGCAGATACTGCTGCACCTTCTGTGGTATACAAATTAAATGCGCCACTGAATCCTGGAACATCTGTGTTAGTGTTTCCGTCATATGATCCGGAAATTTTAATTGCAAATGATCCTGATACATCGTCTTCGATAACTGAATCCGCAAATAAGTCTGATGCATCATTTACTGCTTCTACCGGATGAAGAACGTGTGTTACTACTTCTACTGATGCTGATGTTGCAATGATTGCCAATGAACCGTTGTCTAAATCATATCCATCTTCATACAACAAACGTGTAACAGTCATGTTTGGTGCATTGTTTA